TTAACTGAGATTGATGCTATGTATACCTGGCTAACATCGTCATTAGCTGTCTGAGACTTGATACTTTGGTAAATATCTTTAGTTTTATTAAATTCTCCTGTAATTCTCGCTTTACCGCCAACTATAGTTACCCCAGTTCCTTGCCATTGGGTCAAGTTTTGGTTAAAAGAGCTATTGAGTAGAAGGTTGTCTTCTAGTTTCAATCTTGCCCACCTATCCGCCCAGCGATACTTGGTCTTATCCGTACTATCAGCTTGGGTATAGTCCGAATAGTGACCAATGTATCTCTGACCATTATCCGACGTGGTCAAGCCTGTACCGTCTGCGTTGTCTGAGTAGGCAAAGTGAATATAAGGTGTCCGACCGTCTGCACCCTTAGGACCAGGTATGCCCTGAGCACCGTCAGCCCCTTTTACAAGTGTCCAAGCATAATCAGATGGATTAGTACTGTCTTGGCTGTTAAAGTCCACATACATACCTATATAGGAGCGATTAGAGGCACTTGTACTGAAATCAGTACGACCATCAGCAGAATTGGCATAGGCAATATGGGTGTACTGCGTTTTACCATCTGCACCTTTCTCTCCTGGGATGCCTTGCTCACCTCTGACACCCTGTATACCTTGAATACCACGCGCACCAGTATCGCCCTTATCCCCTTTGTCTCCTTTTATTTTTGTCCATTTATACTTTTTGGGGTCTTGACTATCGGCTGGCTCAAAGTCAGTATAAATACCGATGTAGAGCTTATTAATAGAGTTATCAAGTGAGAAACCAGATGTACCAGTTTCATTGTTAGCCCATGCCGTGTGTATATAAGGAGTACGCCCGTCTTGTCCTGGCTTGCCAGGTGTCCCCATCGTACCATCAAGGACATTTACAAAAGAAAGTTCATCAACCGCCACCTCATCGTTACCAATGTATGCCGCTACTGTCAAAGTAGATGTATTTGTAACATCTGCACCACGGACAGTATAGGTCATACCTGTTTTGACCGTACCATCAAGCGACCAACGCCAAGTGACACCTGTTGTTACTGGTTTGCCACCCTTGTATAATGATGGTGTAATGATACTCTGACCAATTTGGTTTTTAAAAATCACGCCGTTGTCTGTAGCCAGTTTGATAAGGTAGGGTTTAGAGGCTTCAAATAGCTCTTGCCAACGCTCCTGAATACCGCTCGACAACTTGTTTTTTAGCGCTCTGACGTTGTCAAATACAGTCTTATTAGTACTTGGCTTGGTGAAACTGATAGTTTGTTCTGAGACGCGCACCTCTAGCAACAAGGCGGGATAAAAATCTCCGTTGTAGACCTTGGCGGTATCTCCTATCTCCAAATCAACGTACCCATCAATTTCATAAGTAACTGACGGATAAGCTGAACGCATTAACTCTTTGTAAGCCTGCGTCCTAAGCATTTCCTTGCTTTTGGTATCCACAGTAATATCTTTGCGAGTATATTTATCACGATTACCAGTAGAATCTGTCCATGCAGACGGATATTTCTGCATAGAAATAGGAGCGTAGAGCATTTCTCCTTGTTGGAAAAACTCCACCACTCCATTTTCGTTTTTAACTTCCCAAGGTCCTAAGCCTGCGATGGTTATTTCTTGACCATTTTCGCCTTGTGCGGTCGGTCTGACTGCATTGACAATTAAATCCGTTTTATCAATTTTACGCTTAATAGAACGAATGTTTTTCCCTTTTTTCAAGATAATATCAGACCGAACTTTTCCGACACCTTGATGTTTATCATCGTGTTCTCGATAGACGTTCAAGATAAAATCCTTGATAGTCCCGTTAGCGTTCAGTTTAACCTCAAAATCAACTTCTGCATCAAACTTATTAGCCAGCGATAGAATGCGGTTCAACTTGGTATCTTGTCCTGTCCATTCAAGTGTACGCCTTTGATCAGAGATTTCATTGACGCCAATTCGTAAAGCTGCAAAATCCAACAAGCCCATAACGTTGCAATATTCTTCGAATGTACGCGGTTGATCGGATTTGAATGGATTGGTGTATTCGTTAGTCAACTCCAAGTTCAAATCTTTACATGTACAGGTAATAGTATGCTCAGTCTCTTCAATAGTCATGACATTAAAGAGATATGTCCGTCCTTTGTATACAAACGAAACGAACGACTGATCATTTAGCGCGTTTGCAGTTTGATAAGGAATAACATCCGTCTGGATAGTTTGTTTAAATACAGTAAATTCAAAAAGGCTACTTGCTTTACTTAGATAACGCGTCCACTTATCGTTGTAAAAATTCAAAGTCTCCTGTTTATTGTTATCAATAAAGGCAACTTTTTGTAAATTGTTATCATGAATCGTTAAAATCATCTATAAGTGCCTTTCTTCGATATTTACGGAGACGGTCGGAGTCTTTTGGATAAAGCTAGACAACAAAATCTCTAATTTAGACTTACCCGGCGGAATAACCAAATCCCATCCAGACCCATCTACAACCTGATGATTTGCGGGTAGTCCGTCGATTGTAACCAAGTCTTTTTCAACATCCAGCACTACAGTAGAACCAATCTGAAAACGATTAGGAACATCTACAGTTCCCGTCACAAAGTCCTTGCGATAGACTATACTGTCTAAATACATGTGATGGATATGTGGATGACTTCCTAAAGCGCCTAAAGCTACATGAATCTTAGCGGATTTTCGACCTTTTATTTCTGGAACATAGAATTGAGGATACGAACCCCACCAATGCACTTGTAACATATCATCACGCCTTAGAATATCCTCCCAACCTCTCTCTGCGTTGAACGGATTGTCGCTATCTAAATGTGTGCATTTAAACGGCCAACTCCTCAAAATCTTGTATCCGCTACGACCGTCTGAGACAAGCAGATTGAATTCCGAATCGATACCATTTCCGTGTTTAAATGTTTCGACGCCATACAAAAAACGATCTTCTGTATCAGAGACCGTTAACTTAATAAAGCCCTTTTGCATGGCGCTCCCTGCCCAGAAGATTTGCCTCCACCAAAGATACTCATTCAAAGCACCTCTATCACTACTACTGTCCAGCGGAATTTCCCAAGTAATAGAACCAGCATGATGCGGTCCAGAACCGGCACCTCGGCTACCCATAGCTAAATGCGGGCGACCGAACTCGTTCTTTATATACAATTGAGTGTCTAACGATTGTGATAAATCATTTAGAATAGCTGTGTTTTTTTGACCTTGCGCAAAGCCTTTGACAATACCGTTGTCAGAGACATAATCGAAAAGAATTTCCGAACGCTTATACGTCTCCGTGTCTGCTTCTTCTCGGTCTCCGATTTCTAGGGCATTGTTTTGGTTTATGATGCCGATATAGCCGTTTTCGGAATTGTGTTTTATCGTAATGATAGGAGGAGCAGGTACGTTTCCGTTGTTCACTAAATCAAAGACCAACTTCCCGTTTTCTTCTCTTGGATTGTCAAAACGTTTATAGGCTGTCGAATGAGCGACACCGTCAGGGATTAGGAATTCGATTTCTCCTTTTTGATACCAGCTACGAACATTATCTGGTTCAATCTCGCCAATAACTAATGCTAGATAATATTTATCAGGCTCATCAGAAAAAGTTAAGCGCGCTACCTCGTCAGTTCGAAATACACCGGCTAATTCGTGCTTAACACTTTCTAAATTTGTCCCTTTAAGAGTAAAACCGACTTTGATGGTTTTAGGACCTATTTTTATTTCATGTACGTTAACACCAATAGCTGGAGCGTCATTTGTTGAGACACTCCTGTTATTGCCGATAGAACGTTTAATATCAGTAATGCGCATGACTTGTGATAAATCATAGCCATTAAAAACAACTGATAAATTTGTCATTAAATCCTCCTTAACATCATATCGATTTTATCTGCTGGACTCTGATAGTGAGAGAGTTTTTCTCCTAGCCTGCCTACTAAAGTTCCATCATCGAGCACCATGTAAACAGGTCTTTGCAAAGCTTCTTCTGCAATCTCCAATGCACGATTAACTTGTTCTTTAGATTTATCAAACACATGTTCGATTTTTTCGGTAACAGTATGCTTACTGCTGCTTCTTACCGTCACTTGACTAGCTAGACTCTTATCCAATCCTAATGATACTTCTGGTGCAGTAATAGTAACCGATTGTTTCAATTTAGCCATTGTACGTTCAAGGACATCTTTATCTGCTTCGATACCAACTGCGATACCTTGAGGAATAAAGCGACCGACTTCGTCTCTCATGACACGGGATGGAGAGTGAATGTCTAAAGCACGCTTAATTGTAGAAGTTACTCGACTTGCAACAGAATTGGCGGCAGCGATAGCAACTCCAGCATTAGCTTGGATACCACCAGCCAAACCTTGCATTGCCATTGCTCCAATTTCCGAAAATCTACCGCTGATTCCTGAAAAAGGTTCTCTCAATTTAACTGCTAGATTCTTCACTTTACCAACTGGAGAATTAGTGCCGTTGGTGATACCATTCGCGAGACCTTCTGTGATATGTCCACCAAATTCGGTAAACACTCTTGAAGGCGAGTGAATACCTAGATTTTCCTTGAATCCTTGTTGTATTTTTGTCCCTACAGACTTCGTGGCTTCTACAGCTTTAGCAGAGCCATTTTCTATTCCTACTGCCGCACCGTTAGGGACTTCTTCGCCTAACGAAACAAAATTGGCATTTGCTAGTTCTGCTTGCAAGCCACTTGTTATATTGGTTACTAGACCTTTTACCTTATCTGGTATCTCTACACCAGCAGAATCCATAACGCTTCCCATAGCGTTTTTAGCCGCTTCTGCGTTAGCTCTAAAGTTCTCTTGCAAGACCGACAACTCTTCATCCGTCGCATTAACAAAAACCTGAGTTTGCGCAGCACCTTCTGGACCCATTTGACGTAACTGCTCTAAGACTCCCTGGTCAACACCACGTTCTGCCAAAATAGCAAGGTTAGAGGACCACTGTTCAATAGCGGCACGGTTCGTCTCCAAATTAGCATTGATTTGTTCAATCGATATAGCCGATTTTTGCTCGATTGCGTCAAACATGCCTGTTGTCGTTTCAAGTAGCTCGCCATACTTAGAACGCATATTGTCAATAGCTGTTTTTTGTGCTTCTGACATATTCTCGTAAGCAATGACTTGTCGATTTGTACCATTTTCGGCTGCTGCAGCCATCGCTTCGGCTGCTGCTTGTTGGACTGCAGAAGTTTGTTCGTACTCAGTCTGTAAAGCAGCCTGAGTCGCTTGTAGTTCAAGTTCCTGTTCGTTCAGCTTTTTCAACTCTTCTCGTCGCTTAGCATCTGAAACATCAGAAGCGTTGTTCCACTCCGTGCGCAACTTGGCAATCTCGGCTAATTGTGCTCCAATATCAGCACGTTGTTGCTCAATATCCAGCAAGTTTTTTTGACTGGCTTCCCATGTGCTCTCAGCTTCCATTGCAGATATACGAGCATTAATCTGTTCAGCATTGTGCGACAACGAGTCGGTATTCTTGTCATAGGCCAAGTTCAAACCTTCTACAGAATCATTAAGTGTTTGAATTTTCTTCTGCAAATTCTTCTTATCGGCGGCAGACTTATTCTCTTTTTGTGAAAGAGCGACAATTTCCGCAGAAAGTTTTTTATACGATTCACGGTTAGCTTCCACGTCTTGTAAGCTATCTTTTCGCGCTGCCGCACTATCTTTAACAGATTTCTTTAGATTGTCTGTGCTTTCTGCCAATTCCTCTTGCACTTTGGACAGACGCTTAGACTCTTCAGATTCCCTTGTCAGCCATTGCCATAACGCAACACCAGCTCCGACTAACAATCCGATACCTGCGATTACCCAGCCTATAGGGCCTGTTAAAGCGGTAAGAGCGGCTTTAAGAGCCGTTACTGCTGCGGTGCTTGCGATGGTTGCGGCAGTTGATAGACTAATGGTTCCTGTCAAAACACCGTACAGAACATTAGAAACGGATAGTACTCCGTTATTAGCCATATTTATTACCATTTGAGCTTTTGTAACAGAACCACATACGGCTTGTGCTTGAGTCATTAAGTTAATAACTGCTACAGCGGATTTTGCCGAAGCAGTAAAACCGGTCCACATAGTCGTAAAACGCCCCCACATATCAACTACTGTATTAGCCGCTCTCATCGCCAAAATAGCTGAGCCTAAAGTTATTAATACAGGGGTCAAGGCTTGCGCTGCACCAATACCTTTGTCCAAAACACCAAACAAAAAAATGAATACAGGAGTAGAAGACTTGATTGCACCGTTTACAACTTTGAAAGCAGCAGTAATCACCACCTTCATGCTATCGAAGTGTTCTGCGATAGTTTTTCCTGATACTTCTTTAGATAAATCATCTAAAGCTTTAATTGTCCCAGCTACACCACGGACAACTGCGTTTTTTAAGTTGTTAAACGATGTAGCGATACCTTTACTATTTTCTCGAGCTAACTCCGCAAAACCTCCTACACCCTTGTCTAATTCAACTAATCTGTTTGAAAACTGATCAAAGGTAATTTGTCCGCTCTTCAAAGCCGCATAAAAGTCACGTTGTGCGGATTTTCCTGCAAATCCAAAACTTTCAGCAGTCTTTTGTAGAGCATACGGCATTGTTTCTTGCAACGTCTTCCATGATTGCAAGTCCACTGTCCCTGCAGATAACATCTGGCTAAACTGGTCTAGACCACGGCTTGCATCTGCGCTTGAAGCACCCGAGGCAAGGAATGCGTTGTTCAAGGCCAATGTAGTATCTGTAGATTTTCGAAGATTACCTGTAATAGAGGTCAAGCGTTGAGCCGTACCCACAACTTCATCAAGGGTAGTAGGTAGCCCGTCAATGCCATTCGCGAGCTTGTCTGTTGAACTAGCAACATCTTCTGTACTATGGCCCATCGCTTTCATAACTCGAGGGAATTTTTCCAACGTATCAAATCGTTTAATAGCTCCATCAAGCGAGCTAACCAGTAAATCGACACCTTTTTTAGCTAAAGAGAAAACCGCTACGCCCAAAGCGAAGTTTTTGAGGGAAGTAGAGCCTTTTTTGCCTTTTTCCGCAACCTTATCCAGTTCATTATTCAAGACCTTGACTTGCTTACCATCAACATCAACTAGTATGGTTACCTTTCCATCAGCTGCCATCTTCTTCCTCCTCTCCGTCATCTAATCGATATTTAGCTTGTAGTTGTCTCATTTTCTGTCTATAGTCAGAACTTTCACCGCTACTTGGTTTCCATGCGCGAATTTGCACAATTTGTTGCATAACCGTATTATCTGGCAAGGAATTAAGTAGAGCTTTAAATTCTTGCCATGATAGTTGATTTTGAACTTTCAACAAATTAATTCCATAAGCTTGTAAAAAACTAGCATAGATGTATTCTGCGTCTTTCTCTAAATCCATTAGACGCGGACCTGTTCCCTCATTCTTGATTTGAGGCATCGGATTCCCTTGTCTGTCATACTGCACTTCGTCATCTTCTTGACTATCAATAAAATGCTTACGAATGTGTAACCACAAATCAATTGCAAGAGAAAGCTCAACATCAAAATTACCTGTAATAATACCTACACAAGACTGGACTTTATCTAAGTCGGATAGCAAATCATCTCGTAGACAATCAAATGTATCTAAGACTTTATTAAAAGATAGGTCTAATGGATAAACGACACCATCAAATTCGAAACTGTCATAAAGAGGGTCATTTAATCTCATTTGACCACCTACTTCTTAGCAGTTTTAGACTTTTTCTTATATTTGTTGATACGTTCTTTTACAATGTTTTCGCGCTCAATTTTTAACTCAGACAATTTCGCTTCAATCAATGCAGCCACCTTTTCAAGCGTTAAATCTAATGCTTGATGGTCCGGAAATTCTGCATATAATTTCTCAAATGTCCCATCGCCAAAGAGTAGATCATACTGAATTTCAAGTAGTTTTTTCTCCAGGTCAATAGCTCCAAGCAAGGTGTCCTTAGTGATACCTTCTTCTAACTTCTTGTCCAAATTCGCTTCGACAATTGATTTTTCAAATTCTGCCAACCGTTTTTGGGCTTCCTGTTCCAAATCGAAAAAAGTCACTAAGAACTCATCGGAAGTATCAAACCAAAGCTCTACTGGACCAATACTGACTGGAAAACCGCTACGAACAACATCAACACTGATACCGTTTGCCATATCTTCTCCTTTTCAATAAACAAAAAGAGAGGTACAAGACCTCTCTAGCCACCTACTGGCACAGACTTTTCCGGAATAGAATTGTAAGAAATCTTACATCCAAACTTCTCATACTCAGAAGCCGCCCCAGAACCTGCAATAATTTCGGTTACAGTCGCAAGTCCAACCCACTCTTGCTTCTTATCAGCAGATACGACTTTGTGCCAGACAAGACGGTCATTACCTAATTTGAGTTTCAAATCAGCGATATGCTTCTGCGCCTTGTCTTCTGGGTCGTACAACCCTTCAAATGAATAGGCGACTTTTACACCTGTAACGACCGTTTCTTCTGTCCCATCACTGTCGTAGTATGCCTGTTCATCAACTTTTTCATCTGTGTCATCTGTTACATCAGAAATCCATCTAGCCAATTCAAGCCATGCATCCGTGTTTGGTTTCGCGTCAATGGATGTAAACGGTGCAATAAAATGCCCACGCAGAGCGTTCTTATGCTTTGCCATATGATTAATTCTCCTTTAATTGTGTTATATTTACTTTTGCGTTTAACAAAAAGACAAGCCACCCTTGCTCATGAACCTCATTCATAAACGGACGACTCGTCACCTCTATATCTTCTAAATCAAAGCTCCCATTAGCGCTAGGCAGGTCTTCTAGAACCTCTAAAAGACCTGCAATCTGCCAAAGAGAATCCTCAGCTAATTGACCTTGTTTAGACTTAATTGCAATCTCGATGTTAAGCGTTAACTCTTTAGTACCATCGTAGTATACTCTTTTCACCGAGCTACCTGGCAGAGTATAGACAACTAAACTTTCTTGGTCATCTAAATACCCAATTTTCATTTGAAAGGGCAAATTCAGGTTTTCGTTAATATGATTTTTAAGTTGACTAAGAAAGTCCATTAGAAACCTGCTCCTTTCACAAAACGCTGTACCCAATCGGTCATGTGGATTACTTTAGCTTTTTCGTCCCAACGTTTTCCAGTACCTGGTGTTGTATACTTCCTGAAAGTAACAATCCCATTTTTACCGTAGAACTGTGCTCTAGCATACACCGTGTTCCAGGATACCTCTTTCCCGTCACGAGACATATGACCAGAAGGCCTCAATTTTCCGTCTCGGTTAGGTACATATTGATCACTATCTAGCAAAATTTGGCTAGACATCGCAATGCGTCCTCTACGAATATTGTGGTCGCTCAGTTTCTTTTTTGCCCCCTTCAAATCAACTTGAATCGAAATAGACACTACAGTACCTCCAATTCTACTGAATACAGCGCGTCTTTAAATGGTTCCTTATTTGGAATCACATTGACGATAACATGGTCAACCCCATCAAAACGAAGTATTGACTGTTCTTTGAAATTAGGTAACGGAGTAGTCACGCCTTGGTAACACAGCACAGCTGCTTTATACTGGATTTCCTTGCTCTTTCCGTTCCAAGAATATTTCGATGAGCGGTCGATTCGCACATGGTGAATTGTCTGTTCATCACCATACTCTCGTTTGTTATAATCGCCTTCTCCGATATATTCCAAATAACCGACAGTTTCATTCAACATTTCTATAGGTGGCTTTGGCATTCTCATATCAAATCCCCCTATAAAGCAAGCCTGTCCCTGTTAAACAACCATAGACATCTTGCGCCACCAATGGTACTGTCCTAGAATTACCAGTTCCTGTCTTTCCGGATTTTGAAATAGAAGTACGGCCAATACTGATATGTTCCGGTTCACGGTTTAATCCTTCAAAGGTATCTGTTTCCATATCGGAAAAGTAAATCAATTGCATACAGATGGCTTTTTTAAACTGCTTGGCTCTAAATTTTACAGGGTCATCTTCTAGTTTATGTTGTTGATAGTATCGATTTGTCAACTGATCAACAACTTCCTCAGCTTTAGAAATAAAGCGACTATAGCTCTCGTGAGCGACCCTGTCAGAGCCGAGAATTTCAACAACTTCTTCAAAGGTTAAGAAATTCATGTCCTTCACCCTTTCTAGCTATATCACTCAGAAACCGATTCTGTTTTACCAACTTTGAGGGCATTGACAAGCTCTACCTCATTTCCGAAATAGAGCTTTCCTGCCTCGTTAATTTCATCGGCGCGCTTTTTTGTCAGTTCTACAACGTCTCCAATTTCGCATAGAAGACGTGTATCCTTATCCATATAAGCTTTCTTTACAGTGTATTTAGGCATCCGTCATCTCCTTTCTTACACAGAAGGAGCGAATGTGATTTTAACTGCCTTTTCAGCCTTGTAAAGGTATACACCGTAATGCTTATTCGCAATAATAGCATTAATCAAACGCTTTTTATCGCGGTCGGTTTCCACCATGGTCTCGCGCTTCAACATGATTTTCAGAGCACCTTCACGGACTAAGAAACCTGTCCCTTTTGGACATTTACGAGAACGTACAAGCTGCACTCCTAAAATTTCGCCATACACCCCAGAAACAATACGACTTGCACCAAGTTCCGTTGCAGATAGCCATGTCTTGCCTGCATCAAGTCGTAATGCAGAAGCATCTGCAGGATTCAAAACTAAAACGGTTGGTGTATCATCTTCGTCATTAAAAATATCAAGCGCTTTAGACAGACCATCGACCGTGATGCTTGCCGTAACTGTCTGAGTAGAGCCTTGAAGAGCTGTCAAAACATCCGCGTCTACTTTATGGTCAATAGCTTGAACGATTTGTTTAGCTGCTTGACCTACTGGGTCGCCATAGCCAGAGAGAATCGCTTCGTCTGTGATTTCTACAGACTTACCAATCTTCTTGATGGTCATTGTGGTTTTTGTAAAACCAAGTTGAGTAACCGGAATTGGTTCGCCTTCAGCTACCTCTTCCGCATCGCCAATGTAGTCCCATTTTGGCACGGTCAAAGTTGTACCTGGTTGGCCTTGCAAGGTTGTATCTACTTCTGCAAGTGGCGCAAATCGGATAGCCTTCCCGATTTCTGCATCAATCATATCTGCTAGAACCTCTGGGTCTAGCATTTGTTCCATTTTTGTTAATCCTGTTGCCATATTAGTTTCCTTTCAGTTGTTCGTATAATTTAGGGTTTGTTCGTTTGAGTTCAAGGCGCTCCACATATGTCATTTTTCCGAATTGGTCTTTTGACACATCTGACTTTGTACTTGCACTCGGGTTATCTACCACCGTAAACGTAGGTTTCTTCTCGGTAGTATTTGGAGTAGTTGCAAATTGTGGATATTTACCGACAACTTGCTTAATTGCTTCATCGATCGTCGTATCTTCATTGACTAAACGTTCCGATAAAGCAATAACATCGTCAACAGAGTCGGCATTAACACCTTGAGTCAAAGCTGACAGTTTGGCTTCAAGTCGTTTATTCGCATCTAAAGCTAACGCCAATTCCTTATCCTTTGAAGCAAGTAATTCTGTCTGCTTATCTGCTTCTGTTTTTTGCGACTCCTGCCAATCTTTATAGGCTTTCATAGCTTCTTTAGCAGATTCTACGTCGGCAAAGCCTAGGTCTTTAATTGCTTTAGCATATCCACTTTTGTGCTCTTTTTTACCCACACGATTGACATCTTCTTGGCTGAAAGTCTTTTCAGCTACTTCTTCCACGTTTTCAGTAGCGTGGTCTACTGTTTGTTCTTCTGCCATTCGGCTATCCTCCAATGTTCAGCGATTGGTCGCTTATATTTCCGTTCTTTAACGCCTGCGGATAAAGGCATAAAGAAAACCGCCTCGAATTCGACACGGTTTTAAGTATTTTTGAGTAGTTTCAAGCAGTCTTTCCTACTGTCAAGATGAGTGAATCACGCTCCTAATCTTCGATTGCTCGGTTTGATACCTTGGCATAGACATCCACATAAGTTTCTGCTTTATCGCCATTATGAGTTACTTCCGCATAGTCGCCACACTTTTCATCAGACTTGATTTGATTAGTGCTGACTAATGCTTTCCAATTTTGTAGGGTTTTACTGAACCAAACTACAAAACAGTCTTCAGTCTTGATTTCACGACCTGACAGACGTGAAAATTCTTGAGCTGCCAATTTCTTTGCTTTTTCTAACATAATTTCCTCCTCACCGTTTCCAGAACGGCTTCTTAGTATTACTATTGGCTACTTGCTTCTCGATTTTGTCAAACCTTGAATTTGTAGCCTGGGCGTTGCGTTCGATAATGGAACGTAGCTCAGAAATTTCATTTGCCTGTTTGGCGTTTTCATCAAGTAGACTGTTAATGATGTTCAATGCAATATCAACAGCTTCTTTAGTTCCCTGAACTTGTTCAATCAGTTCACGTTTCTTCTTCATACGTTTATTCATTGTGCACCCCCTTTCTATTTTTTCTGCAACAAAAAAGCACTTAGATTTCTCTAGGTGCTAGGATTTTACTAATTGTTTTGCTTTTTCGTAATACGGTTTAAGGAACTCTATAAAGCCTTGAGTATCGTTTGTATTATGCTCCTCAAGGAACATCATCAAATCGTAATCGTTCAGCATATCAAACATTTCAGGATTTTCCGATTCCCATGCATCCGCAAACTCTTCATCCTCACCGAACAAAGCATTGAAGTCAAATGAAAAATCCCAAAAATCTTCAAGCTGTCCGCTTACTGCTTGTTCCAACATATCTAAAACTTTTTGACTGTATTTCATTTTGGGGTAAATCCTTTCATATTTTTACGTTTCATCATAGTAACCACAATATCACTTTGTGGCTCTGTGATGTACAAAAGATGGTTATAATATCTAACATCTCGACCATCTCTATCTGATACATAGTTAGGAGGTAGAGAAAAAGCAGCTCTAACTGTCTCATAGTTGTATACGAACGTTCCGTTTTTGCGTCTCATACGCTCTATGTAGCGGGCTATCGCATGGTCTCCAAATACTATCCCATCTTTTTTGAAATTAAAGTAAGCTTCTACCGCTTGTTGCTTCTGCTTCTCAGTCAGTTTTTCCTGAATTTCTCCCTTGAAGTAGCTGACAATCCTATTGTCATATCTCAGAGATTCCTTTTCAGAGCTACTTAACGACTTGAAATCACTATAAGACTTGGGCGCTCTATCCCCTAAATTTTGTAGTATACCAGAATACTCTTTTTTCAACCGATTGTCAAGAATTTCGTAGGTATTTTTATACGTTTCCGCATTTCTGATATTACCTTCCCGTTTAATATTACGATACAAAAATCTGTGGTCATCAAGATATGTTTTATATTGACCCTCTAGAGTCAATCCTCTTAATTTATATTTTTGAATAAGTTCCTTGTCACCGATTTCACGAGCAATACGCAATTTTTCTTTGTTCTTGCGTATTTCTCTTTCAAAGGCTCGTTGCTGAGCTTCTGCTCTAGCATTGTCCTCTGCTTGTCGCCGGGAGATACCTTTGAGATGATTCGGTAAATCCGGTTTCTGGTTGACCCCGACAATAAACGGTGTTAAGTAGTGGCCGCAGTTTATACCGAGACAACCTCCTGCAGTTCCGTAACCGTAATCTAGTAGGCTTAACACCCTAGTTCCATCTGCTTCAAACGCAGGACCTTTTGTGACAATCTGGTGTTGCAGTGGAGAACACATAGCTCTAGCGCTAGATTTCATCGAGTAGTAGAATGTTTCAACCCCAAACTCCTCTGCAGGACGTTCTCTCATATCTCGATAAACTCTTAGCGCTGTCGTTTTTATTATAGTCTTTGCATAAGTATCTGCACGCCAACGCCGACCTGCTTTGTCAGTAAAGCCGTAAAATCCTTTATCACTCCATTTTGTTAGAGTATCGTTCAGTGCCTGTTCTGCGGACTTACTACCTGATACCACGCTTGCGACTGTCTGTTCAATGATAGACTTATAAACGTTCTGCACACTTTTAGGTAAACGAGTATTGATTAAATTTCTGAGTTCTTGTGTTGTCTGATTAGCATACGATTCCAGTGCTTCCTTTACAACATAGCGCTGAGGCTCTATATTTTGACCTGTATCGCGTTTTAATTGCTCGTGAGTATCTTTATATACCTTGTAGCCTTCATTCGAAATAACGTCACGTAGGACGCTCTCAGCGACCTCCGCACGACTGGCTATCAATTTCACATTGCTTTCTGTCAACATATGCAGGTCGTTTAATTTTTCAAGTTGCCAAATATATGGCTCTCTTTGTAAGTCTGCCGTACCTCTTTTCTTCAATCTGCGAATAACATTGATGAACAAATCAATGGATAGCTGATGGTAGACATCGGCAACTTGATTCATCTCTAAGGTGAACTGTTCATCTCCTTGGTCAAACGGTAACTTACTCATCGTAGAGTTCCTCGTCTACTTCGCTAGAGCTAGGCTTCTCTTGATTAATCTGTCGGATAATCTCCTTTAGCTCATTATCAGCTAGGCCTAGAACTTTTTTCATTGCATATTCTTTGCTGACGATGCCACTTGCAAGGGCCTTCGTCCAATAATCAAGCTCAGCATTTCGGTCTGTAAAGATACCGTCATCAAGGTTAACTTCAATATCTTTCAGTTCGGGAATATCACCGTCGTAAAGTTCTGCACCTTTAGCCAGTTCGCAGATAGACACGACTAATTCTTTTATAGACTGTTCCACCAATGCAACTATGCTGTTTCTTAATTGATAAGTGTCTGAGTTTTCCGATACGATTTCGGTGGCAGTTTTCATACTTTTTCCGTCAAAGGTAAACATACCAGTTGAGACACCTACTTGCATTTCTAACAAACTCAGACCTTCATTGATTGCTTTTATGTAATCATCTGCACGAATCGGAGTAGTAAGGTCTGTAATACCAATTCCTTTTTCTTCAGTCCCCAACATCTGATAGACATTCTGCTCTGCTTCAAAGCGTTGGACAAAACGAATGTCTCCATCTTCGGTCTGGACGTTCATCTTGATCATACTATCAGGCACTGCTATTCTACGCTGACCCATCTTAACTTCCCACATAAACTCGTCATAGGTAGTATTCAGAAAGTCGATTGTAGTCTTAGCGTTATCAAAGATGGACAAACCAAGCGGACTATCAATATCTTTGTTGTTCATTCCGGGCGTTTTTAGGTAAGTAAATAATGGGCGACTAACGTTTTTAACAAGTACCCTTTCCTTTAAATCTTCGTATAACTCTGACAAAGGAACACGGTCTCCCACAATTTTAGGAGTCTCAGAACGATAAAGCTCATTTGAAACATAATAGTCTTCCTCGTCCCATTCATGAAATTCTATCAGGGTGTAATAGAGTTTGGACTTACCTTTTCTTTTTGTTGTTTTGGTAACGATAGCCGCGCTCGACACATCTTGGGTATTTGACTGCAAGGGTAAGAAGACTGGTGCTTGAATAAAAGCGACACGAATTCTATTTCCCGCTATGTAAGGCCTCATAGCCAGCCCCCCTAAAGCCAGTCCGCTTTCAAGATAGCGTTCGAAATTCTTATTAAATCGATCGTTTAATAAAACTTCCTGAATAAAGTTATTTGTTTCGGCGTTGTTAACCGTGATTTCAGCTTGTTCGTTATAAACCAAACTTGCCAGTTTCTTAGAAACAGTCCTAGCTATCGGCAAGTGTTGGGCAGAGCGCTTTTTCTTCTCCCCTGCTGTATTTTGATAAATAACATCGTCCCATTTACTCTCATAGTAGGTCAAATTACTTTGGATACGTGCATACTCATCGTGACTAACAGCAATTTTCGGATGGTCCACTATGCTGGTTAACGTATCTGTTGTTACCATGTATTTACTCCTCAAAAAAATGTTTTTTATAGATTGTACAATTCCCATTTATCGTCCTCTAAATAAAATTGACATAGCGTGTGACAAACACATTTACACTGTAGCGAAATTCATCCATTGCGTGATTGTCTTTATCAATAGGCTTACCATTATCATCACGACTGTACAAACCTATCTCTTTCAAAAAATAGTAGTGGTCATACTCTTCTTCGTTATGTTCTACAAGGACAAAGCGTTCGTCAGATATAATATTCTGTCCACGTTCAATGCCGACTTCAATACCTTTTGATTTGCTAGACACATCGTGAGAATTATTCATCGCCGTTCGGGTTATGATACCAACCTTGTGTAATTCTTCCCTCAAAGACTTACATGCAGGGTCAATCCAAACCTCTGTATAACGCATTTGATACTTAGCAACACACCATTGAATAAATGCCTTTAATTCCACTGCATATGTTGACATGGCTTTTACTTGTCCTGTATCAGCACCGCTATGATAATAATGGGCAACGCGATTAAGACGGAAACTAATTCTGCCATTTTCTCGGATTCTAGTCACGATATTACAAGACATAGAAGTCGCATCCGACTGACCACCATCCCCACAGAAATACATCTCGACAGGTTCGCCTATCAAGGTATCCTTGATATTCTTGTCCATGTCAAACAGGCCGTAGATAACGCCTTGCGGCATGACACGCTGACCAAGCACATCTCGTTTGTAAAGATATGGATTTTTGCGTAAGTTGTTGATGATTGATTGTTTCCGATCCTCCGACAAAATAGGGTTATCGTCCATGGTCCAATGAGTCCAGCGAGTATTTTGCACATCGAACACATCTTTGATGACTGGGTGTTGCGGAGCTGGAGGGTTCAAGTCTGCCAAATGATAACGCAGTTTAGCTGCCCAAGTCCGCCTGAAACACTCTTGTATAAAGTCCATGTGCAAGAGGTTAATCTCACAAAAGACCACAGAACCCAATGACATACCTGTAATAGCACCGACAGAATTGACCTTGCCACCACCCTTGTAGTAGACACGCTTCTGACCTTTTGGTGTATCTATCAGCAGATGGTCGCCGCGGTCATCGTGTTTGATCCAGCAATTCCCGTTGAAGATATGCATAAGACCGGTACCATCGCCATCAATAAAAAGTCGATAGGCTTGTTCTTGATTGTATGCAGCAATTAGATGGTTCTCGTCTTCGCTTTGAATTAAGTATCTTGCGTACCGAAAATGACCGGCCGTGGTCTTTCCGCTACGAGGTGTACCTTCGTTGACTTCTAATTCATAATTAAAAGGACGTCTAATGATGTCGATTTGTTTAGGAGATAACTTATCAATCCTGACCATCGATTACCTCCAGTAATTTTTCCATCAAGTGTGTATCCGATTGAACGCCCTTGATAGTTTCAATTTTAAGACGTAGCAACTCGTTCTCCTGTTTGATTTTCTCGAGTTGTTCTTGGATAGGATAACGTTTCAATAGCTCACCTGCAGCTTTGATAACTTCTGCAATGCTAGGTTTTTTATGCACGGTGACATACTCACCGGTTGCAGGGTTAAGCGTGACAACTTCCTCTGTCAACTCTTGTCGAAGAACAGACGTCAGAATTTGCAAGACTTCGATTGCGGTAGCCACTTTGCTACTTTCGAGTTGTTTCATTCTTTCAGCAATTGCCGATTTTATTTCAAGTTTTTTCAAGTTTTGCTCACCGATTTGTCCAGCTGTTTTTGGGCTATACCCAGCTTTTATCGCCGCCTCCGTCGCATTTCCACAGATGATGTACTCATCAATAAATTTTCGTTGTTTTAATGTTAACTTAGCAATTTTCCATCACCTCCAATCAAAAAAGCCACACTTCGTTGTGTGACTAATGCATATTAGGTCTTGGTCCGATATGCGATTGACCAGACCTCCGA